TCGTTTGTGAGTGGAGAGTTTGGAAAGTCAATAGCCATGATTAGTACTTAATGATGTAATTCACGGATAGGAATGGGTTCATTGTTGCAAGTGCGGTGTTTGCAAATCCACCGTCGCCTGAATCGCCAGTGAAGCTTGGAAGGTCAACAGCATGAGTATGACCAACGCTTGCACCAGCAGAATCAAAAGCAGCAATATCGGTGTTGTGGCTATGGTCAACGCTGTGCCCACCTGTGTCAAAAGGACCTATATCTGTTGTGTGTGTGTGGTTTGCACTTATGCCCCCAGTAGTGTGGGTGTGGTCAGCCCCTTCATAAGTTGTAATGCCAGTGTTTGAAAGATTAGTCCCTGTTGCGGAAGCACGTGCTTTGGCAGTACCGCTAGCAGCATCTGTTACAAAATAAATCCTGTGCTCGTGGTTAGCACTACCAGTTCCAGTCGTATGACCGTGGTCGCTACTAACGTTTCCAGAGGCAGTGCTTGGAGGGTCAACACCATGGCTATGATTAGCGCTCGCCCCAGTTGAAGTCGTGTTTGGCGGGTTTACAGAATGACTATGGTCAACGCTCTGAGCTCCTGAAGTTACAGATGCATGGTCGTGTGCAATAGAATGCGTATGTGTAGGTAGATTCCCCGAAGCAATAGCCACACTTTCAGCGCCACCTGTTGCCGCCAATGCTCGTGAGGTTAATCCAGTCCCAGCACCTGCACCAATTGGCATGCGACTACGCATGTCTGGAACATTAAAAGTAGTAGAACCATCTCCGCTTCCGTATGTTGTGCCAATCAAAGCCCACAAGTTTGCGTATGCTGTTCTGCTTACTGCTGCGCCGTTGCAAAGGAGCCATCCCTCTGGCGAAGTTGCTCCAGCGTATGGCATTAATCCGCCGACTGGAATTAGGGGGTAGCCACCAACAACATTGTCATCAGCAACGGCAATGCCTTCTTTAACTGTAAATCTTGTTCTTGCCATTTCTACTCTCCGTCCGTTACAACAGGGTCAGGCTTGACTGTCCATAAATCGGTTGCACTATTTAAATCCCAGTTACTCCACGAAAGAGGACGACCCGATTCTGGGGTTACTGGAAGTTGAATGGTGTTTTCAAGAGGATAAGAAACAGTAGATGTGATATCTCTCATTTCTTGTCTCCAAACACGCCAATCGTTTTTAATCTCTTCAGAAAGAGGGCAGTCTGGCATTTGTGTCCAGTCTGATTCTTTTAGAAGAACATCACGCATTTCACGAAGTGCTTGAGCAAGTTCTTCTTGTGTTTGCGCTCCTTGACCTGTTGTTGAAAGTGTCCAACCATAAATTTGAATTAACATGTTATAAACCTATCAAACTAGAGACGACCTTGACATATGCGCTAGTTGTAGCAGCGTCTGTAACGGTTGCTTGAACGAGAACATTGTCACCACTTATAGAAGTAGAGATTGTCAAAGGAATACGAGTGGTACCTAACTCAATAACGCCGTACTCGGCAAGAGTCGGGGTGGTTCCGTTATGAATTAATAGAATCTTTGACACTGTGTACTTTGAACCTTGAGTTACTTGGATGAGAAACTCACCGCTTCTCGCGACAATTTTACTAAAACTTGTGATGGTTGTTGCGCTATTTGTTGTAAGAGTGGTTTCCTGAGCAGAACCCGAGCCGCCGCCGTTTGACTCCACCCAGAACGAGTCAAAGTAAACAAAGGTTTTACCCGTATCCGACTCAAACCATATATCTCCCACAACAGGTGACGCTGGTGGAGTGTCAGAAACACGAAACACTCCCGTAGCACCAGAGGCACCTGTAGCACCAGAGGCACCAGAAGAACCAGTCGGACCAGTTGGGCCAGTTGCTCCAGTAGCACCCGCAGGACCAGTAGCACCCGTAGGCGCTGTAGGACCAGTCGCGCCTGTAACGCCCGTCGGTCCTGTAATACCAGTCGGACCCGTAGCGCCGGTCAGCCCTGTAGGACCGGTTGCGCCAGTAACACCTGTAGCGCCAGTGACGCCCGTAGGACCGACAGGACCAGTTGGACCACTTGGTCCAAGTGGTTGTGTTCCAATTTCAACCCATTGGGAATCGTAGTAAACAAAAGTTTTACCCGTGTCGGACTCAAACCAAATCTGACCAGCGAACGGGGAGGATGGGGCATTATCGGAGACCGTTGCCCCACCTGAAGCATTGGAGTTAACCCACGCAGTTCCATTGTATTGCAGGACTTGATTAGTCGCGACGCTTGTTATTGTTACGTCTGTTAGGTCATCAAGAGACGCAACGGTTGAAGCAGTTCCAGGAAGAAACTTGGTTCCGTTGAATTTAAGAACTTGGTCGCTCGCTGCGCCAGTCGTGTCTACTTCAATGCCATCAATAAAGAGAGCAGGGACTTTGAAGGTGTCGTCTGTTTTGAGAACGTTTGCTGCATCGCGGTAGAGGTTTACATCTCCACCCTGAGTTCCGTCGCCCCAGACAAGACGACCGCCACCTTGAATTTGAAGTCTTGCGAAAGTTTCTTGGTCTACAAAAATTGTCAACCCATCGGAGCCAGCAGACGACAACTGCTTAATAGCGATAGGGGTTATAAATTTTTGAGCCATGACCTCAGTCGTTTCTCTTGTTAGTGCCCCTCAGGGCTAAGCATTAAGCCTTTTTTCCGAATGCTTTGTCGTTTGGATTCAGGTAACGCATAAGAACAGGGAGACCAGCTGCCCAGAGAGCATTTGCTGCCATCTTGATGTCTCCTGTTGAAGCGTAAACTGCGACTGCTGCACCAAGGACGCTTCTTGCGTACGATGCTGCCATTGCTTTTTGTTCTGCTGTAATTTTCATGTTTCCTATCCGGTTACTACGATTGTGTAGTCGCCTGCTGTAATTGTTCCGAGAAGAGTCACTGTTACTGTGTCTGCGTTCGTGCGAACAACATCACCAACTACGGTCGCTCCGCTTGATACCTCGTAAATCTGGACAATGACATCAGTTGAGTTAAACAGGTGGGTAACCGCAGTTGATGAAGTTCCAGCAGCACTCGCAGCACAGGCTTGTTTTGCAATTCTTGCAAGAGCTGGAGTTGAGGTTGTTGAAGTTCCAGCGGATGTTACGATACCAAGGTTTGTACGAGCACCTGCGGCAGTTGACGAACCAGTACCACCGTCTGTGACTGCAACATCTGTGCCGTTCCAAACACCAGTGGTGATTGTTCCGAGAGTTGTGATGGTGTTTTGACCGACGTATCCAGAATCAATGTCAATAGCGTCTGAAGAAACAGAGATACGACCTGCTGTTCCAACAGCGTTGATTGTATTTCCACTCTTTGTAAGACCATCACCAGCAGTAATTTGACCAGCGCCAGAGAACTGAACCCAAGCGATTGCGTCAGTACCTACAGTAATGGCTCCGTTGCTTGTAACAACCCAGCCAGAGTCTGCGTTTACGGTACCTTCTTCAACGAACGTGAAGGCCCCACCGGACACTTCACCAGTTCCGTCAAAGTCTGTTGCACGAACTGCAGCGCCAGATGCTTGAACAACGTAAATTCCGTTTTCAGAAGCCGTGCCCTGGTTCTTGACAAGAACACGGTTGCCGGTAGCAAGAGTTACTCCGTCAATTGCATCGCCGTTTTCTAAGCCAGAAGCAAGAAGCACTGCCGCAGTAGTTGCAGCACGGACTGACTGCTTAACGTCAAGACCCGAACGGGCTGCGTCTACGTATGCCTTAGTAGCAGCGTGAGCATCATCGGTTGGAGTACCAAACTTTGCCTGACCACTTCCGTCACGAATGACAAGTCTGTCTGCAGTTGCTTCAGATGTGGCATTTCCTAATTTTGTAAAATCAGCTGCAGTCATTAGTCCAGCGCTTGCAGAAGTTGCAAGGTTTGGAGTAATGGTGATTTGACCATTGGATTCAACGATGGTCAACGAATAGGCTTGCGCTCCACCAGAAACTACACCAGCGGCACCGCCAATTCCGGCAACAACCTTTCGCCACGCGGCAGCGGTTGAATCGTAGATTTTAATAACACCATCGGCGCTATTGAAGTACATTCGACCATCAAAAAGGTCGGTTGATGGGTCGGTTCCGAGAACCTCAAAACTGGCATTAACGAGCTGATTGCGATTAAGGTCAATATTTGTTAAAAATTTTTGTGCCATTTTTCCTCTAC